TCTCAGCACGGGCTAAGCCTTCGACGCTGCCCTTGTCCTTGTTAGCAGCGCCACTCTTTAAGCTGTCAGTCGCCTTGCGAATGTCCGTAGTAGCCATTGCAGCATTGACTGTGCCAGCGTCCATCGCACCTAAACGTCTAAGCTGCGTGGCAGTGAACGGAACATGGATAAACTCTACTGCCGTTCCGTCCTCGTTCTTCGCGTTGCTCAGAGCATAACAAGCAAACTTGTTCGTACCCTGGATGCGAGTGATGTTCACGCTACGGTTAAGCTGCTTCAAGGTGTTGATACCTGTCAGCGTCTCAATGTTGCGTAGCGTTTGAATGTTCACCTGGTTCTGTAGTTCAAGGATGGCTTGTTGTCGGACTGTTTGATCCGGCGTCTTTTGTTTCACGCCCATTAGTGCGGCGTATTCCTTGAACAATTCCTCACCTTCCGGCGTTGCTTTGAAGTAGTCCAGAACCACTGGTCTAAGCTTCTCGCCGTTCTTTTCTGCATAGGCAAGTTTGCCCTGCAAATCAGATAACTCAGCACTATGTGCAAGAGCGAAGAACAGCGGACCACTATCAGCCTCACCTTTAAGGCTTGCATAGTGCAACATGTCCGCGCCGAAAGAGGTAACGTTTGTCTTGATAGCCATTGTGATAGTCTCCTTTGCTGCCTGATTACACTACGCAAACGCGGCACGGGATGTCCCGCGTCCGAGTGCTCAGTGTCAGCGATGTCAAACAGCCCTGGCGAAGCAAGAGGTGCCAGTCGTTAACCGAACGTCGATTAACTATGCCTAATATACACCTTGCGTAACTACATGCAAGTAGCTGTTCTACACAAATAGCAGTTGTCAATTAGCGTATGTAAAACAGGCACATAGCATCGGCGCTTATACACTGTATAACTACAACACCATCACCATATCATACATCACACATAGCACACCGCGCAGGAGAAACGCAGTGGGAACAACGTGTTAGACGTATAGCGTGGCGTGGGAAGCAGGCGCCTCGCCTCTGCTGTCGTCTTATACAGTGTATAACGCAGCGAAAGCAGTGTGCCCAACATGACACTTGACCAACATATAGCGTGGCGCGATTGTCACACATACGACCGATGGTGTGTTGCATTCGTGTTGTAGTGCTGCGGCATTCTTGCTGTGGTGAGAGCGACTCCCGGCTAATTCCAAAACCCGTAGCAACGCATACGACGTGTGCGTGAGGAATGAGCACTATCCCAAGCCCCTCGCATGTGTGATTTGTATTATAAAGACGACTCCCCCTTCGCCTGTTCGCTATGTATGTGTGAGTACTTGTGTGTGCTATATATACATAAAAAGACCTCCTAACACACTCTCTATCTGTGAGGTGTATTAGGAGGTAAGTTAGACTATCACAAGCATATGTATATTACCACACACACAGACACATGCAAGGGGTAGGTATACACAAACACTCGTCGGTGTATGTGTCATATATAGTTCGTCGTCTGTTAGAGGTCGGTTGAAGACTAAGCACGGCAAAGTAGCCAACGGGCACTTCGTGCCCGACATTATACAGTGTATATCTTGACAATTATACCTACTCATGATAGCGGGGCATGGAACTCTTGTAACATACACGAGGAGTATTTCTCATGGCATCATGGGCTGGTGGATGGGACAACATGTTTGGTCAACCGTATGCTCTTACGCAGCAAGGCACAGCTACAATGCGTAGTGTAGCACGTCTCACTAACTCTGTTGGTGGTCAAGCATTCGGTGAGATCGGTCGCGCACTCGCAAACGGTGTAGGTGCTAACACATCGTTGACTGTCAAACAAGTCGCAGCTATTCAGGCTGATGGCATGAACCAGGGTGGTCAACGTCCTATTGTTGATTATGTAGTTGTACCTCTCCACGCTACTACAATCCTGGAGAAGGAAGCATTCCAATCACAGATGACACCGACATGGGCACCTAACCCATACCCTGTTGATAAGTCAGGCAACGGCGGTGGTAGTATGGTTGGTACTCTCAACAAGTCATAGACAGCAGAGAGGACCACGCTGATGGTTGACCTATCACAACTCAACATCCCTCCTCAAGCCTTGCAAGCTCTTCAACAGCAGCAAGGTGGTGGTATGGACATTACAGCTATACTGGCACAACTCGCTGAGATGTCCCCTGATGAGGTATCACAGGCGTTGCAACAACTCGGCGTCAACATCCCACCTGATCAACTACACCAAGCAGCTGAAAGCTGGGTAGAACGTGCAGCTGGTAAACAGGCTGCTGGTGGTGAAGGCGAAGATGCAAGTGAGGAAGAGAGTGCTGCTCCTCCTAAACCATCTGACGCTGAAGAAGCTCAAGAAGGTGAAGACCCGAACAGCGGTATGAATGATTTCGATGAAGCTGCTGAAGCTGACGACAGCGAAGGTGAAGCTGAACAAGCACCTCCTGTCGGTGGTAGTGCAGGCGGTATGCCTAGTGGTAGTCCTAACATGAGAGCAGGTGCTAACATGCCTCAACGTGGTGGTCCTCCTGGTGCAGGTGGTTCTATGGATGCACTCATCTCGCAAGCACTGTCGCAAGGTGATCCGCAGTCAATGCCTCCACAACTACGCGCAGGCGGCCCACCGATGTCACCACAACGCGGTCCAACTGCACCAGCTCCTGCCGCAGGCAACGATCCACGATTGCGTGCTATGATCAGTAGCATCTACAAACAAGGTGGCAAACCTCCAGCTGGTGCACCTCCACAAGTCATAGGTAGAAGGCGTTAACGTGTGGCTGATCTACCACTTGCAAATGGACTTGTCATAGACAGCAAGACGGGACAAGCAATTCTCCCGTCTACGTCACCTGACGCAGTTATCAATCAGCAATCAAAGAAATACAAACAGTCTGCCGAAGATACAACAATTCGCGGTCGTGATCGTAATAATCGCGCAATTCGTCGTGGTCTTGTCGATCTGCCTGCTGATAGTAAAGCTGTCACCACAGCTGGAGTCGTGTGGTTATACTACACACTCGGTATCAACGACGCTGAGATAGCAGAAGCTACAGGCTTGAAGCTTTCTCAAGTAGACATGATCAAAGGTCTACAACTCTTTCAACAGCTCGACACACTGATCAAAGACAACATGCACGCTCTACAAGTAGACAGTGTGCAGAAGCGCATTGACTCCATGTCGTCTAAAGCTCTCGACGGTCTTGAAGACATTCTTGAAGACGAAGAAACACGCCCTGCTACAAAGGCACGTGTGTTGATGAACATGCTAGACCGCGGTGGCTTCTCACCTAAACAAGTGATGGAACATCGTCACTCACTTGAAGGCGGTCTTGTCATCAGACACATTCGTGAAGTAGCACAACCTAAACAGATGCCTATCGTTGACATCACACCGATGAAAGGAACTAGCAATGGCAATCGTACCTGACAAAGCTGGTATTGCTCAGCTAGACAAACCATACGCATCACCCAATCGCAGTGTAGCTGGTGTTCCTGCGGCTGCTTCACTCTATGCAAGCGAGATCGTAGTCGATCCTGCTACAGGTGATTGCTTCCGCGCAATGTCTACAGGCACCACTGTATGGATCGACGTACACGATAGCATGTGATGTATGGCTAGACCACGTGCCAACTCTGCAATCGAACGTCCTGAGCTGCTTCTTAAAGAAGGCAGCTTACAAGATCGCTTTCTCCATTCACGTGCTAAGGTCCAGGTATACGGAGGTGGCTTCGGTAACGGTAAGACTACCGCAGCTGTCATCAAGGCTATACAACTTGCTGACATGTACCCAGGCTCAACAGGTCTGATCAGTCGCTCTACATATCCTAAGCTCAACGACACTATACGTAAGGAGTTCCTGAAATGGTGTCCACCGACGTGGATAACTTCATTCGCAGTTGGACAGAACGGCGACAACATCTGTCACTTGAAGAATGGCACAACGATATACTTTCGCTATATCGCACAGCAGGGGACGAAGACAGAAAGCTCATCGTCGAATTTGTTAAGCGCGACGTTCGACTGGGTAATAGTAGATCAAGTTGAAGACCCTGAGATCACTCATAAAGATTTCCTTGATCTATTTGGCCGTCTCCGTGGCCGT